CGCCCCCCCCCCCCCGGGGCCCCCCCTTTTCTCTTACCTCTCCCCTGAAACCTGCTCCCTGACACCTATACCCTGCCTCCACCATATATCCCCCATTTTCCTAAATTCAAATTGTAAAAAACATTAAGGCGGCGATGGGCTTCGTTGCCTTTCAGTGAGCATACGCCCGCACCCTCACCCGCTCCACCTATTCAATATCAAGCACTTAACAATTTTATAATGATAAAAAAGCCTGTCCTTTCCCAATAAATCCCTACCTATTACTTTTGCCAAATAAATCACAAACACCTATGAACAAAGTTTTTTTAAGGGACGTACTGGCTGAAATGAGAAAACTCGACCAGCGCAAAAAGCCCATACCTTTCACCATAACCGTACGCACCTACAACAAGCAAAACAGCTTTGGTGGCAAACTCTGCACTTACACGGGCGCAACCCTTATGCAGCAACCCCGCCACAAGCAAGATTTTGAAAAGAACCCCAATCACTGGCAAAACAAAACCCGCAATCTCAAACTCAGCGACGGAACTATAAAGAAAATTTGTATCCTTTTTATCGTCGCTTTCAACGGAAAAGAAGTAATCTACTAATTAGCAAATTGGCAAATGGATATAGTAACCAAAAAAGATTTATCTGATAATTATGGAAAACCTGTATACTATTTTACAAAGTTTTTCCCCGAAGGATACAAACCTCCTGAAAATATAATGAAAAGAACAGCTAATGAAGAATATCAAGGGAGTATCTTTTTCACTAAAGAAACGGCTAACCGTATCCTTTCATTAGATGTGTGGAAAACGTGTATATATCCTTCTATCTATCTACTACGCGACGGCTTCTGCTACAATATCGATTGGAACGATAGCGAGTATATTGAAGTAACCAAGCGCGCAGGCAACCAAATGAACGTGCTACAAATGGTATCAATTATTATTAACGACTTTGGCTACACTTACCAAAGTGAAAAATGGAAATAATGAAACAATTAGACAAAGATTTTTATATGCTTTCAGCCTCCAAAACGGCTGTACTCTTTGGCTCCGATAAGCAAAGCCTCTCCACCCCCAAAACCCAAAAAGATTCAAGCGACACCGATAAGTTTGCCGCTTGGGGCGACAATAACCTATACCCGCAGGAGTTCACCAAAAAACTTAACAAAACGGGCGCAGCTATTGGGGGATTGGAGGTGCTCATCTCCGCTCACTACGGCTTGGGCTTCCGCCTTTATCAAGATGTAGAAACCGAAGAGGGCGTAACCACTCGCGAACGCCTCCGCTCGGCTTTCCCCGAGATTGATAGCTTCTTCAAAACCTGCCGTTGGGACGTAACAATGGCAGAGATTATCGAGGACTTCGAAACCTACGGCATTGCCTTTGTCGAGTACCTACTCGCACCCAATTTTGAGAAGATTGTATCCGTAAAACGCCAACAAGCCCCCCATTGTCGCTTAGGAGTGCCTAACAAAAAAGGCTTTGTCGATAAAGTCTATATCAATACCACTTGGGGCGACACCCTCAACGAGGAACTAACCGTAGAAGTACCCTTTTTCTCCGATATTCACAATGTCGAAACCCTCAAAACCTATTGCAAGGAAAAGAAAATCGAAAAGTTTATCGTGCCCGTAATGCGCCCGCTTACTACCGAAAAAAATTACCCCAAGGTAAAATGGCATAGTTCCTTCTACAACGGTTGGGTAGATGTAGTGCTTTCCGTGCCCTCGTTCAAAAAGTATATGTTTGAAAACCAGTTAAACCTCAAATACGTGATATACATTGCCGATGACTTCTTTCTTCACAAGTTTGGGCGCGAGGAATGGCAGGAAATGCCACAAGAAAAACGCGAAGCCGCCCGCCAAGAAACCATTAAGGCAATCGATGAGCATATGAGCGGCAACAAAGCAGCGGGGCGTTCGTTCGTGTCGCCTTTCTTCCGCGATAGCAATAACAATCTTATCAAAGGTATCGAGGTAATCCCTATCGACGACAAGATTAAGGACGGCAACTTCCTGCCCGATGCCAGTGCCGGCAATTCCGAAATACTATTCCCTATGGGGGTAGACCCTTGTTTGCTCGGGGCAGGCATACCAGGGGGCAAAAACCTATCAGGCTCCGGCTCCGATAAGCGTGAGGCGTACACCATTCTCTCCACCCGTATGCCCGTAAAGCGATTGCGCACCCTCGAAGTTTTCGAGCGTATCCGCGATTGGAACAACTGGGACAGCACCCTATACGGCAACTTCCCCAATATCAACCTCACCACCCTCGATAAAAACCCCAACGGACAACAAACAATAGTGAATTAAAATGGCAAGCAACAACACTACATCACAACTTACGATACGTATCAACGGTAAGGAGGTAGAGAATACTTTTACTGCCTTAAATCGCGAGGTGCGCACACTCTCTCGTGAACTTCGCAACCTCACTCCTGGTACTGAAGAGTTCCAACAGCGTGCAGCGCAATTGCGTGAGGCACAAGCGCACTTCAACCGTGTACGCGATGAAATAAACCAAGTGAATGGGGCTATTACCCAAACGGCTACCAGTACTTCACGCTTTGGCGACATCGTGCGCGGGGTATTCACTGGCAACCTTATCACGGGCTTCTTTTCTTCTTTTGTGGGTAAAGCCCGCGAATCGGTGGACGAACTCCTCAAAGTATCCGACCTGATGACGGGCGTAGAGAAAACCACAGGGCTCGCCTCCTCACAAGTTCGCGAGTTGTGGAACGAGTTCGATGAGCTCAATACCCGCACCTCCAAGCAGGAACTGCTCAATATCGCTCAAATAGGCGGTCGCCTCGGCATTAACGATAAAGAGCAAATCAAAGAGTTCACCGAAGAAATCGATAAAATATACGTTGCCCTGGGCGACTCGTTCCAAGGCGGTTTGGAAGAGGTAACTACCAAGGTGGGTAAACTCAAAAACCTTTTTGAGGAAACTCGCAATCAAAACTATGGCGAAGCCCTCAACGCCATTGGCTCTGCCCTCAACGAACTGGGGGCGAATGGTAGCAGTAGCGAACAGAACATCACCGATTTTGCCACCCGCATAGGGGCATTGCCTGCCGTGCTAAAGCCCTCTATCGAAAAAACATTAGGACTCGGTGCTGCCTTTGAAGAAAGTGGTATCGATGCCGAAGTGGCTTCCAGCGGTTACTCGCGCTTTATGAGCGTGGCGGGTAATAATATCGCCGCCTTTGCCAAACAGATGAAACTCACTACCAAAGAAGCCTCCGAACTGTTCAACACCCACCCCGAAGAGTTCTTTTTGCGCTTTGGCGAAAGCCTCAAAGGCTTCCAAGGGGCGGCTCACCGCTTAGAAGAGG